TAGAAACAAAAAGTGTATCTATTTCGGCAACATTCGAATGAAGTGTAAAAAGATTACTCGTCCCTGACACGTTGAGTGTATCTAGATGACCAGATCCTCTGACGGTACTACCAAATATATTGGAGCTGACCAGGTTCGCAAGGTTTGCCGTGTCTGACGTATTTAAAGTACTAAGATAGGCCCTCCCAGTTATGTCTTCACTGTAAATGTTGGCAAGGTTTGATGTACCTGATACATTCAGAGAATTCAACAGACCAGTTCCTCTGATGTTGGAACTAACCAAATTTGTAAGGTTGCTCGTTCCAGCTATATTTAGGGATGAAACAGAAAGTGACCCTACATTTGCTGTACCAGTCACATTAATAGTTGGGAGTGTGCTAATTGACAATCCAGAAATATTTGCAGTGCCAGTTACATTTAGAGTGCTTATCACAGCCTGTGATGCCTGCAGAGTCCCTGTGAGTTTAAGATCAGATGGAAATGCAAAAAGATCGAAAGAGTCGTTTGCTATACTATCGTATACATATGCAGAATTCTTGAGAGAATCTGACATTCTTGGTATTACATGGTAGAATAAATCCGAAGAGTGAATGAGTTATTCTCTGCACCATTAAAAGACACAACTTGATTATCCTTGTCCAGCCATCTTATCGTAAGTCGTGAGAGAGAATCGATTGATTTAGGGTACCATATGGACATTATATAGTCGGTATGTTCCTTGAAACACTTTATACCTCCGCTTGCAATATCCATTGGTATCATTGCGAATGAGTGTGCAATTGTATTCCCTGAGAATGTGTTACCAGTGAGTGGCTTTGTATCGAGTGTATACTGTGTTCTGAGTTCTTCAATGTCAAGAAACAGGTATTCATTTGCACTCATATTGATTACATTGCTCGACTTGATGATTTCTTTGTTTCCATATATTGGATGTCCGGTGTAAAATGTATCAACTGTAGATGTTATTTCAGTACCTATCGGCAAACCTGTAAGTGCAGCCATCTGTGAACTGTAAGCGTTGAGAGTAAATTGAGTGTCTCTGAAAAATATAAATTTTCCTTCGCCCTGAAGATAGTTCACAGTGAGACCAGATGATACCGCATTCACCGCATTCTGAATGTATGATGAAAGGGTTGGTGCAGAATAGAATCCTGGTGCGAGCTTGAGTGTGGTGGTGCCGTACTTCAAGTCATCTGATCCGTTTGAAAGGTTGTATATTGTGTTTGGTACCCTGGCTGATACGAGATCTACCCGATAAACACCTCTGATAATCTCCGGCAGGTACAGAGAGTATGTGTTTCCATAAGGTTCAACACGATTGTTCGAATCAACATAAAGGTACTGAACCCTGTCATTCATCTTTACAGTAGACCCTCAACAAAAAATCACCTGAAATCTGCAAGGGTGTCCTGTACTCATCAAACCATCGAGGTGTTATCCGATGGATGGTATCAAGAGGTTGTGGATACTTCACAGTACACATGAGGTCACTCGATTCATTGAAAACCTTGGTCCCTCCTAGAGGAGTATCTAAAGGGAATGTTGCAAAGTACCCATTCATAAATGGGTGTCTGAGTTCTTCAATATCTAAAAAAACCTGTGTCGGTAATGTGATCCCAGGGCCCTCTCCCTGGAAGTAGTATTCCCTTGTCACCTCATCAAACAAAGACGATGAATATGTTTTACCAGGTGTAAACCCAAGAATAGTAAATACATTAGAGGTTCCATCTAGCACATTAGATATCGCTCCTGCGGTTATGACTACTTTTGTAAAGTAAGATACTGGATCTCTCGTTATTGTAAACTCCGACATGTTCCACCCAGACAAGTATGTTATAAGTGTCGACTGGTCATAGAATCCCTGAGGGACATGAATAGTCCGGCCGTCAATAGTTATGTATTCACCGTCTACAACAGTAGGAATTGTCCTGGACACTGTTGCCGAAACCAAGTCAGCCCTGACGATCCCTTTTATGGGCTGTGTCAGATATGATCCGTCGCTTGATACATGCACATACATCTATACTTATATTCTAGGATATTCGATGATGTTTACACACATGTTTGGGTAAGAAAGACACATGTTAACCTTGCTGAGCATCTTCTGCTTCGAAACCCGCATACCCTGATTAGTCTTTCCTTTGAAAGCAGGTGAATCTGCAGGGAGTGTTTGTATGACGTCTTTTATAAACTGTAGAGCCGAAAGAGTATATGAGTAATATTTGGTCCATGGCTGACCAGAAATCTTTGGAGGTATTCTGTTTGCATGGTACATGATGGAATACGTTTGGCAAAACTGATTCGTCCCGAGAACCTGGTATTCGTTGTATGGGTCGAACGCTTTTTTGTCTCCTGGTTTTCTTGCATACCAGTGCCCCGATGATCCGAATTCGTGAGAAAATCCGATCGAAGGTACATTTACATCTGTTCTCAGTGTTGTCCTGTCAGAAATTGAGAGACTTGGAAAAAAGGAATTTATAGTTGCAGGGTCTCCCATAAAATCAGCCAAGGGCTGCAGGTACTCATCGGCCCACTCCTGATCGAGTATTTTTATGTATTCTTCTGACGCGACCCATTTCTGAAATTTCTTAACCTTTGCAAAAGTTGGGTACACCTGGTTCGCCAGATTCTTGTAGTCTTCCATTGTATATACTACATCACAAGATTTTAGCAGGTTTGGGATATTATAGCTACAGTGAAGCAAGAACACACTGCCAAAACGAATGAGAGTATCTTGGTGGGTGTTTTAAAATCATTCACGTGTATTTCGAGGGGCTGTTTTATTTCATGAAAAGTTCTGCATAACGGGCAATTTGGGAGACACTTCAGGTAACACGATAAGTGCAAGGATTGTCTGCAGCAGTGGGTCTGTACAGTTGACTCTGTGGTACCCAAAATTTCAAAGCACAATGGGCACTCCATTGTCTAGAGTTTACACACAATAAATAGTTAGAACATGCATCTCCAAATCATCTCATGGGTTGCTTCAGACGAAGGGCAAGAAGGCAGAGAAAGGTACATTATAAATATATTTGGTAGAACTGATCAGGGTGATGCACTTCACGTAAAGGTTCACTACAAGCCGTGTTTTTACCTGAAGTGCAACCAGTTTCCTGCTATATTCTCTGAGAGGTTCAAGCACGAAAAAATCAAAGGTAGGAGATCTGTGTGGGGGTATACACCAGACACACAAACATTTTACAAGGTTACATTTGATTCTTTGAGATCGAGGAGATATGGTGAGATGACACTGAAAAAGATGCCTATATTTGAAGCGAACATTGATCCTGTTCTCCGTTTCATGCACGACAAGTCTATCGCATCAACTGGATGGGTTGAGATACCCGATGGGTTTGTGAATGGGTCGGAGCTTAGGGCTGGGTACATCAAGCCAATTCCGAGATTTGACATTGCACCAATCAGGATCATGTCACTTGATATAGAATGTTATTCTGCAGATGGGAGCTTTCCTGACGCGTCAAAACCTGACGATTGCGTTTTTCAGATTGCAATGACTACACGTACATGGGGTTCTGATTCAATTGATGAATGTCTGCTTTGCATGTCAGAGTTCAAGAATGAAAAGGCTCTCATTGAAGAATTTGGAAGGAAAATGAGACAGATTGATCCTGATGTGGTTACTGGGTGGAATATATTTGGCTTTGATTTGGAATACCTGTACAAACGGATGAATCTTGCAGGGTGTAATCCTCTTGCGCATCACTGGGGAAGGGATCATGATCATCCTGTTACTCTTGTATCAAAGCGGCTTGCGTCGAATGCGCTAGGGAGTAATCTTCTGAATATGGTTCCAATGTTTGGGAGGTATGTGTTTGATCTGTTCCAGGAGGTGAAGCGAGAGCAGAAGTTTGAGAGTTATAGTCTCAACAATGTTTCAAAGGTTCTCCTCTCTGACCAGAAGATTGATATGCCCATCAAGGAAATGTTCAAGAGGTTTGCCAGGTGGAAGGAGTCTGGTGACCCTGAAGAACTCAAGGAGATAGGTGACTATTGTATCAAGGATACCCTGCTACCTCATAGGATCATGGACAGATTGTGCACAATTCCGAATCTTATTGAGATGGCAAAGGCTACATGGGTTCCTTTGAACTATCTCTCTGAGAGGGGTCAGCAAATCAAGGTGTTTTCGCAGATTGCCAAAAAGGCTTCGGAGCTCGGGTTTATGATTCCAACATTTTATAAGAAGGATAGTGACGTTCCAGATGAAAAGTACAAGGGTGCAACAGTTCTTGACGCAGACATTGGGGCTTATTACGACCCTGTGGTTGCGCTCGACTTTGCGAGTTTGTATCCGAGTATCATGATGGCTCACAATCTGTGCTATTCTACAATTCTTCTTGGTGGGGCGAGTCACCCTGACGAAGAGACTGTTGGTGCTGCGAGGTATGTGCAGAATGTGCCCGCTCTTCTTCCAGAGGTTCTCAGAGAACTCAAGCAGTTTCGCAAGCAGGCAAAGAAGGATATGGCTTTGCACAAGGGTACACCACTTGAAGATGTATACAATGCAAAGCAGCTTG